TAATAAATAAACATAGATTATACGATATCTAACACGTTTTTAGACGGAGAGTTCAAAATGTCTCGTGGAGATTTACAAGAAATGGAAGTAAAGACACAGCAATCCAACACCGCTGTAAATAGTGGAGCAGCTAAGGGCGACCCAATGCCAACCACACCAAATTACGTTCCAGACGGTCAAGGCGCTGTGGAAGATCTTGGTGGGCCTACACCTGAGAACTCAAAGCCTGATGACAACAGTAACATGCTTAAGACGCCAACTGCGACTATCAAGCAAGTTAAAGATGTAATTACAAAGAACGCTGGAAAAGCTGATCCAATGCCTACTGCACCAAAATATGCCGAAGAGGCAGAAGCCGACGAATCACAAGAGGTTGTTGCTGAAGAGGAATCTACAGAAGCAACTGAAACTGAAGCAGTCGATTTAAACGCCGCCATCGAAGAGGATGTTAACGCACTTCTCGCTGGTGAAGATCTCTCTGAAGAATTCAAAGAGAAGGCTAAGACAATCTTTGAAGCATCTATCAATGCTAAGATCACAGATATCGAGAATCAGTTAAACGAAGAGTACAACAAAAAACTCACAGAAGAAGTTGAATCTATTAAGGTTGAACTTACTGAGAGAACTGATGCGTACCTCGAATATGTCGCCGATGAATGGATGAAAGAGAATGCTCTCGCAGTCGAAAGAGGAATCAAGACTGAGATGACAGAATCATTCATGGAAGGCATGAAAAAGCTTTTTGAAGAACATTATGTAACCCTACCTGAAGATAAATATGATGTCCTAGAAAATATGGTGGACAAACTAGATGAAATGGAAAGTAAGCTCAACGAGCAGATAGAGAAGAACGTTGCACTAAATCAAAGACTTAGTGAGTCAACTGCCCAAACTATCATTAATAACGTTGCTGAAGGACTTGCAGTATCCCAGAAGGAGAAACTACAAAGTCTTGCAGAAAGTGTTGAGTTTGAAAGTGAAGAATCCTATCGTGGAAAGATTGAAACTCTGAAAGAATCTTATTTCGGACAGAAGAAGGCACCATCCACAGCGTCCGCACCTCAAGAACTTAAGGAAGAAGCCGCACATACAGAGCCAGCAACTGGCGCTATGGCAGCTTATCTTGAAGCACTTGGACGTATGAAATAGGAACTCGTTAATTTTTAACACACAACCCTTACAAAACGATGCAACAAAACATCAATTACCAACAGCTCACTGAAAAGTGGGCGCCGCTTCTAGACCACGAAGGGTCTGAAGCTATCAAGGATCAGCACAGACGTAACGTTACTGCTGTACTTCTTGAGAACCAAGAGCAAATGCTCAGAGAAGAGAACGCTTTCCAAAGCTTAACAGAGGCATCTCCAACTAACTCCGCTGGAACAGGTGGATTTACAGGTTCAGCTGCTGACGCAGGCCCTGTTGCTGGTTTCGACCCAGTTCTTATCTCACTCATCCGTCGTGCAATGCCTAACTTGGTCGCATATGACCTTGCTGGTGTTCAGCCAATGAGTGGCCCAACAGGACTTATCTTTGCGATGAGATCCAGATTCACTAATCAGAGTGGAGATGAGGCACTATTCGATGAACCAGATACATCATTCTCTGGACAGAACAGTTCACAGAATCTTACATCTGGATTTACAGACGTTGCTGCTGGTTTCGGTACAACTTCTCCTCAGAAGGGATCAAACCCAGGCGCACTAAACCCAGTTGGATCTGCAACAACTAGTGCATACAACGTTGGACAAGGTATGGTAACAGGAGACTCTGAGGCACTCGGAGATTCTGCTGCTAACTCTTTCCAAGAGATGGCGTTCAGTATTGAGAAAGTTACTGTGACTGCGAAGTCCAGAGCACTCAAAGCTGAGTACAGTTTAGAATTAGCTCAAGACCTCAAGGCAATCCACGGATTGAACGCTGAGTCTGAGTTAGCAAACATTCTATCAACTGAGATTCTTGCAGAGATCAACAGAGAAGTTATCAGAACTATCTACAAGTCCGCAGAACAAGGTGCTACAATTAACACTGCAACTGCTGGAACATTCGACTTAGACACCGACAGTAATGGTCGTTGGTCAGTTGAGAAGTTCAAAGGACTTCTATTCCAGATCGAAAGAGATGCGAACCAAATCGCACAAAGAACTCGTCGCGGAAAGGGTAACGTTGTGTTATGCTCTGCCGACGTTGCTTCAGCTCTAACAATGGCTGGAATCCTAGACTACACCCCTGCACTTAACGCTAACTTAAACGTTGACGATACTGGTAACACATTTGCTGGTACACTTGCTGGTAAGTACAAAGTTTACATCGACCCATTCGCTGCAAACAATGACGCTAATCAGTACTACGTTGTTGGTTACAAGGGTACTAACCCTTATGATGCTGGATTATTCTACTGCCCTTACGTTCCATTACAGATGGTAAGAGCTGTGGGACAAGACACATTCCAACCAAAAATTGGCTTTAAGACTCGTTACGGAATCGTTGCAAACCCATTTGCAGAAGGTAACGTATCTAACCAAGGTCTTGGAAGACTTCTATCCAACTCAAACCGTTACTACAGAAGAGTAAAGGTTGCAAACCTAATGTAATTCAGATAATTACAATCTTACAAGAGACCCAAATGGGTCTCTTTTTTTATGCCTATATAATAGACAGTACATAATGTGAAGTTATGAATACATGGAAATGGATATCTATTGGTGTGGTTGGTAGTCTCTTCGCAGTGTCACATATTGGCATGATAGGTTACATCGCAACCAGAGAGAAGAGTAAAATCCCAAACATCAACGTGCCAGTAGGCCCTTATACCTCTTATGTCGTTCAAGCAGACGAAGAAGGATATAAGTTGAGTTATACCGCCAATGATCCCAAAACAGCATACATCACTAAGGACATCAAGAAGAAAGGTGGATTCTTAGGACTTGCAAATAATACTACTAAGATAGTAGAAGAATACTATATGGATGGTCAGATCAATCAAGGTGGTGCAGTATCTAACAATCGTTCATGGTTAGATGGAAAGCCTGGATTGACACAAGATCAATCAGATGCAATAACTGCCGCCCGAAAAAGTGAGGCCTGTATCGAAGCAGTCGGAGCGGCCAAAGGTACAGGAAGACTTGTGGGTACTTCAGTTGGTGCAGCTGCTGCTCCTACTCTTAGTACTATTCCCTTTGTTGGTTGGGTCGCTGCTGGCTGGGTGGCTATGTTTGGTGGTGATCAAGGATCTAATATAGGTGGAAACATGGCAGAAGATCTCAATAAAAACTGCTAAATAATTAAAAAATTCAATGTCAGAATCTACCAATGCCTTCACTAGGCAAATACAAAATAGGAATTTTCTGTCACCAGCTGGGTTTAAATTCTCCTTAGCTAAGGCTCCAAAGGTTGATTTCTTCTCACAGTCGGTTTCAATACCTAATATTGATCTTGGAGTAGCGGTTCAGACTACTTACTTGAGAGATATACCTGTGCCTGGCGACAAACTTGTCTATGGCGATTTAGATATAGAATTTTTTATTGATGAAAATTTGGAAAACTATCTACAAATAGAAAGGTGGATGAGGTCTCTAGGATATCCAGAGTCTCTTGCAGAAACTGTATCACTAGATCCTCAAAAAGATAGTCTACTAGATGGTGCCAGATCGGATGGAACTCTGTTAGTATATAATAGTAGCTTCAATCCAATTGCAAAAATCCTATTCAAGGATATGTTTCCAACTTCATTAACACCAGTTCCATTTACCGCTGATGTAACTGATATAAATTATATTATGGCGACAGCTACTTTCAAATATACTATTTTTAATGTGGAGAGTTTAGTAGAGAATGAATCTTGAGTTCATACAAGAACTTTGGGATAAGGATTCGGTAATAGATCAAGAATTATTGCACTCAGAATCTATAAAAGTACCAGCCTTACACGCAAAGTATTATAAAATTTACAATAACATCCTGACTTTGAAAAAGGCACAGGAAACGCAATACAAAATCTTAAAAAAAGAAAAGTGGGTATATTACACTGGTAAAGCATCACCAGAAGTATATGTCGAAAAACCATTTGACTATAAAGTTCTAAAGGCAGACTTAGACAAATACTTTGATGCCGATGCAGATTTGATAAAGTGTAATGCGAAGATGGAATACTATCAGATTATGCTTGAATATCTAGAGAGTATTCTCAAAGTTATACAGAATAGAACATATCAAATCAAAAATGCCATTGAGTGGCAACGATTTACGAATGGACTATGAGTGATCTTACTATCTCTAAGAAAAATGAAGTACATCTTGTAGTGGATGCTGAACCTCATGTTCAACAAGAACTATCTGATTACTTTACATTTGATGTTCCTGGCGCAAAGTTTATGCCACAATATAGGAACAGACATTGGGATGGAAAAATACGTTTATTTTCAACTGCAACAGGTGAAGTATATGTGGGATTACTGGATAAGATAGTATCATGGGCAAAGAAAGCTAGTTATGGTGTAAAGTTTCTAGACAATGATACTTATGGCACACCCTTTGAAGAGAATGAAGAGATATCACTAGAAGGTGTAAAGGATTATATGACTGCAATTTCTAGTTTTAAACCTAGAGATTATCAAATAGATGGTGTATATGATGCACTCAGAAACAATAGAAGATTGATTATATCACCCACTGGATCAGGAAAGTCACTGATGATCTATGCTGTGACTCGTTACCATGTGGGTAGAAAAAGAAGGATATTACTTGTAGTTCCTACTACCTCTCTTGTAGAACAGATGTATAAAGACTTTACTGATTATGGTTGGGATGTAGAAAAATACTGTCACAGAGTATATTCTGGTAGAGATAAGAACGCACAACAACGTGTAACAATATCAACTTGGCAATCTATCTACAAAATGGATAGACAATGGTTTAGTCAGTTTGATGTGATAGTTGGAGATGAGGCACACCAGTTCAAATCTAAATCTTTGATTAATATAATGTCTAAGATGAGAGATACAAAATATAGATATGGATTTACTGGAACATTAAGCGGAACACAGACTCATAAATGGGTATTAGAAGGTCTTTTTGGGCCATCATACAAAGTTACCAAGACATCAGAACTACAGGCCAAAGGACAATTGGCTAAGTTATCTATACGGATTATACTACTTAAACATGATCCACGACCTTTTGATGAATATAGGGAAGAAATGAACTATATTATAGAACATGATAGGAGAAATGAGTTCATCAAGAACCTCACTTTAACTCTGAAAGGT